GTTCAGGCTAAAGCCGTTTATAGACATGCTGAGGTCAAAATGTTAATAGATTAAAGAAAAATCCACTTTATGAATTTAACACCTATTAACGACGCAACAATCATTGTAATTAACCATGCACACAAATATTGAAATGTGAAATTCCCATTAAATTTATAAATGATATGACATATAATAGCTAAAGTAAATAAGAAATAATTAACTGTTGTAATATACTCTGCAACCTGTAAAGGTAATGGTAACACTTTATTTTTTTTATGAAATCTGCAATTTCTTTATTTTTCCTAATAAATTCTATTAAATTGTCAACTTCTTTCTTTTTAACTCTATCTCGAAATTCTTCAATTAAATGCAATTGTTCATCAGGAAAACATAAATAATCATGAGCAATAAATAATGTTAAATCTTTCGAATTTAAAGATTTTAGCCTGCCTACTTTAATCATTTCCAAGAGAAATTTTCCAGTATCAGACATTTTAATTTCATATTCAAAATTGAATACATCATTTGATTGCGTATAAATTAATTCTTGAGTTTCAGGTATACTTAAATTTTGTGTCATTTGATTGTAAGACGGTATTTTATCGCATAAAATTTCATATGTTAAACTGTATTTTATACAGAAAGCTGTAATTAATTCTTCTCGAATGCACATATATATGTCTTCTTCAATATGAAAATATAACTCCCACATAGCTGACCGTAAAGTATCGACTAATTGATCTTGTTCACTTTGGAATGCAGAAGGTATATACCACTGAAGTGATCTAAAAATTGAATCTAATTGTAACGGCGCAACAATTCTATCCAAATCTTTTTTATACCTGAAATTTCTTTTAAGAAACGAAATTTCATCTGGTTTCAAATAATCATTAAATTCTTTACTTTTCTGTGCATTAGTATATCCCATATTATATTCTTCAGTAACAAATTTACTATATATATTATTATTAAATGTATCTTTAATTGATTCTTTTATAGCATTAATAACATCATCTCCATAAGTTATTGGTTCATTCACATCAAAAAAAGATGTCTTTGTACCATGTATTGAATAATATGCATACATTAGCATAATTTCTCCTTTATCAGAGTTAAATTCAGCAGTACCAAGAGAACCTGATAACCATATAAAAATTCTAAATAAATCCATGTCCATTTCTACGTATGGAAATAATAAATCATTACATATTCCAATTACCATTTTCAAAGCGAACTCATTATATCCGAAATATTTGAATAATTTATATTTCACAGTTAATGCTGCCCAACTAATATCAAATGGCATTCCAACG